TACGGCCTGCGAACCGTGGCAAACATTCAGGATTGCTACGATGACGCATTTTGCAGAAGGGTGCCCAAGGTGTCCAGATTCGTTGACGTGCATTTGCGCCCCGCAGAACGGACACGGAAGAACCGTTTGGGTTAGCGGAGTCGTGTCGTCCGTGATGCGCACTGACTCTGGCGGTGGGCTGGCGAATTGATCGTCAAAATCGGTTGAACTTGCCTGCGTGCTCATGCCTTTACCTCACCGCCGAACTTCGCCACGATTGCCTCGCGCAGCGCAACGGTCGCCCGTTTGATTGAATCCTCTCGGACTATGTACGCCAGATACGTCCCGTTTTCCACTCCGCTCTGCTCGCCCCAACGTGCAAGAAAGTCCCCTCGATCCCGAACGGCTTCGTCCAGGAACGTCTGCATCTTCATCGCAGTGTTCAACGCTTGTTGAAGGGACATACCTTCGACATAAGATTCGACGTATGGCGCGATGTCTTTTTCGAGACTCATACTTTTTCCTTCAATACTTAAACGCAAACGTGCCAGCAGCGTTGGGAATGTCCGGCATCACGTCATACACAACGTAGCCGAGCGCATCCAAACCGTGACCCTTGTCTCCATCGCGGCCTGGATCATACGCGCCATCAGACTTCCGTCCAGTCGTGCGCATCTCCAGAATCACGCGAGGGCATTTGTTCTCATTGACTTTCAATCGCCGCTGCCCGTCGGCAGACAGAATCGCTCGACTCAGTTTGCCGATGCGCGAAAGAACGGGAGGATTCTGGCCCATGGCGGACCCGGTGAATGGGACGCCCAGTTTCCTGGTCAACGCCTGGACCGTAGCGAACTCGCCTTCACCCGTCGTACTACGCGCCTTCGATGACTTGTCCGGGTGATAGATGACGCGAGGGCACTTGAACCAGCCTTTGTCAACCGCCTGGGTGAAGGCCACGTCAACCACAGTCCCATTAGTGATATGTATTTCATCGACCACATGCACCTGGTCGTCGTGAAGTTGGACCGCCACCCAACACATGGGGTCCACGTTGAAATCGAGTCCGATATGCAACGGCAGACGAGGATCCATTTCGATTGGACTGTGATTTTCCAGGGTGAAAGTCTTGTGCGCCCGATCCGCAACGAAGTCAACCGCATGGCCTTCCAAATACTGATCCACAAGATCCGCTGGGATCGTTGACATCAGATCCTTGAAGTAGTCCTCGTGCAGCGCAGTGTTTCCAACCGTCTTCAGAAAATACACCCGATGATTCGGCTTCTTCGTCTTGTCGTCAATCCAATCCCGCTGGACCCAGGTGCCGACGCCTTCCGGCGTTGTCGTCACAATCAACTGAAGAATCTTCGCTTTCTTACACCGCAGGCGCCCGCGAATCTGAGTCGGCGCGTCGTCCAACGGATCAGTCTTTGACTCTCGGACACGAGCGGCTTCATCGACCCACCCGTGGCCAACGGTAAATGCAGAGATGCGCCGTGGTTCTTCCGCCGACATGCAATGGATCGTTCGGCCCAGGACGTTCAACCGGAGCGGTTGCTCCTTTCGGGTAACGGTCCAATTCAATTCGTTGCAAAAATCAATGAACTTCGGCACGATGTCGCGCACCAAGTCTTCACGAGTGGGGGCGATAATCATACCTTCGGACTCAGTGTTGAGTGCGTGAAGAAATGCGAACTTGCGCGCCCCGCTCCAACTCTTTCCACTGTTATGGTTCCACACGCCTTCTGCGGCGTAGTGGTGAACGTCGGGTACGTGGAGATCGTAGTATTCGTGGACGCCAGCGGACGTGATGGATGCAATCTTTCGGAATGCCTTGTGATAAAACAAATTTTTACTGTTCGCGTACTGAACGCTAGTACCCAGCGGACCCCATTCTTCAGCGGTTTGGTGCTCGCGCTTTCGACCGATACCGTCGAGACGGTCCAGCGCATTCAACGCCATGCACGTCAATTGGTTGATAGGTGCGTTCGGTACCGGCTGCTCCGACGGATGCGAGTCGTGCTTTTTTGCGAATTTCTCGTGGCAAGAACTGATGTAATCCCCGACTTCCATCTCACGTAGCGGCTTCCAGCCCCAGGGTGCGAAAAACTTATGGTCTGGGTGGACGGTGATTTCCGACCCATTCGTGAACTTCACAGTGAACAGTTCCGCCGGGGGCAGTTTGATGGGTGGCGGGCAGACTTTCGGACCCAGCCCTGTGACAACGGTAAAAGGATATCCGGCTTCAAACAAGTCTGCGATCGGCGTCGAGGTTCCATCTGGGTGATCTATTCTCGTCCATCCAGCCACACACCCCCAGCCGCCCTGGGCCAACACCGCCCCCGGCTCCATGTCTCTGAGAAAAGCGGTCTGAGCCGGCTGGTTCCCTTCGATCTTGACAACCTCACGCACTTCGCCGTCGTCAGTGTGCGCATCGGGATCGTCAGAGAGTGCCACCGAGGCCGCCCTCTTCAGCGCCTCCAACTTCTCAGGATCGTGACCTTCGGCTTCAAACTCTTTAATCAGACCGTCCATCAATGTTTTTTGCGCCGCCTTGTCCGCTGCGGCAGCCGCCTCGGCCAACCGTTTCTCCTCTTCGACAAACGCCGATATGCGACCGCTGGTCAACCCGCGCATCCGCTTCAGTTTTTGATCTAAGGTTTCGGTAGGAGCATTTCGGTTCTGCGCCAGAGATCGGGCGATAGCGGCTTTCATGTGATCGATGGGAACGCCGGCATCGTACTCGCCCAAACTGCTGCAGTCGGAACTGGCAGGGAGGTCGGTGATCTTGCTTATGTTGGCGGGCAGGTCGATCTTCCCGTGTGCCTTGTCTCGGATCTTTACTGGGCGGACGCCTTTTCCTGGTGAGGAAGGTCGGCCCACTCTCCGCCGCTCAGTCTGCCCCGGTGCCTTCGCACTCTGGGCCGACGGCATCATGCGGAGGTCTGGCGCTCGCCTGGTGGCCTCGGGGGATGTCGCTGTCGGCACTGACGAAGTGTCGGACCCGTGGCCCTGACTGTCGGACGCCTCCGCGCCCCCAGTTTTCAGGGACGCAAGAATCCGCTCCATCAGAGTCTCACTCTCGGCTGAGAGTTTTCCGCAGGAAACACCGTTGGATGGCAGATTCATGAAATTGCCAATCTCTTCGGTACTGCTTCCTTCTCTGCCGCCGGTGCATCCGACCAAGCCGTCCCGCCGCGCCGGGAAAGGAAGAACTGAATCAGTCGAGGATCGCCAGTCTCCATAATGACATCATGAAGTTTCTGAACGACCGCGATCGTACACCTCGCCTGTCCCGCAGTGAACTCTTCGGAAAAGAGCGCCTGGATGACCGGCACGGGATATTTGTTTCCGAGGAGTTCCGCCACGTCCAACGCGCTGGCCCCTTTGGCTGCAAGTGCGGCGACTATAGGCCGCACAGTCTTGAGATTGTCCGGCCCCAACTTCAGAGTCGGAACCAGATTCAACCCATCGACACCGTAGCCTGATGCGTTACCGGACTGACCGGACATGCCGCTCCCTGACCCTTCGTCACTTTTCGCCATCGGATTCCCCCCTTTAGAAATCTTGACGGATTTTCGCAGATTTTTTACCTTTTCGAGAGAAAAACGCACACCGATTTTGTTTTAGTGTACGGGACGGTTCTTTCGCGCAAGTAGCGAATGGTGCCCCCTCAGGCAACGGCGCCTCCAGAGCCGTGTCAGAATGCGTCGAAACTTACTATTTTCTGGTCAAAATAGGGCGGCTCCCGCTTTCTGGTAGTACCATTGGTATAGACTTTTGGCGGTATCGCCTGCACCGGCCTGCCTCGTGCCCGCTCGGTGCAGTCGAAATCGAGTTTTGAGGGCTCGCCCCCGGACGGAAACGACCTTTTTGAAAACGTTCGTTTCCTGGTGATGTGGGGGGTCCGCTCTTACCCCGCCACTGGCCGCTCGGCTTCGCCTGGAGCCTTCGTTTCCAGCCCGCCACCGAGGCAAAGGCAGGGGAGACGTGGTCGATCGTGGTCGAAAGGGGTCATCGGAATCATTCTGTAAGTGCTTGTGGTAGAACGGGATCAGCGAAATCGTATTTTGGCCGTGCGTGTACGAACGGATAGTATGAAAATGCCCCCTTCATTCTTTTTGGATGTTGGGGGTTGGCTATCTGGATATCTGGATGTTGGGGCCCCATGCGCAAACTTTGAGCAAGTGCGCAAACAATGGGCACGAAAGGGCTTATGTTGCATTGATTGCGTCTGATTGCGCTACGATTGCGCTACGATTGCGCGCTTGCTCGATCGTTTGCGATAGGATGCGAGGATGCGCTCAGACTACCAAAAACGCTCGAAATTGACATAATATACATTATCGGACACGATGGAACGCGGATTCTGGTGATTTCGTGCTTTCGCGTTTTTGGCGAACGGAGTCCCTCGGCGCTTGCGTGTCCATTTTTGATCGATTGTTAGCGATCGGTTGCGTTCGGCTTCGGTCGATTGCTTCGTGCCGCGCTTGCCCGCCCGGACCCATCGGAACCTGGCGTGTCAACTTTTCTTGACGTGGGCGATCGATGTCAACTTTTCTTGACGTGGGCGATCGATGTCAACTTTTCTTGACGCCATCGGTCTATCACGATGCGTCGATGGATTCTTGCGATCGGAGGCGCACGAGAACGGCAACGATGCTATGCTATCATGACATGCTATCATTCTGCCACAATCCCGATCTGGCTAGTGCGGATCCGTTTTGTGTAGTTTGCTCCACTCGGTCAAAACTGCACGACCGGAATGAATCGGAACTACACTGGCAAACCGCTTGCGCCGTAAACTCTTACATACTTTGAGTGTAGAAATGCAGAGAAAATGGGAAACCTTTGAAATTCCTGGCGCCACCGATCGCCCCCCTCAGTCCCGCCCAGCCGCCGCCCCAAGGGGCGCCCCCTTTCCGTTGTTGTCAAAGGTTCCGTTTTACATACACATATCTACACTCAATAGATAAAACCTATTGTATAGTAGAACCTTAGCCCATGAAGTAGGTAGTATAACTCTCTTCATTACGCCATGTATTTATATGCAGAACCGTGGCCCACGCGGATTAAAACAGTATCAAAACCATAACGTGTCATAGTTTCCCAAACACCTTTAACGCTCTGTCATAGTTTCCCAAACGCCAAACTGTAACAAAACTATAACACTGCCAAAAACTATAACGCTCTCCCCCGTAGCGATTTCCCTCGCTCCCCCCTGGGTCCGTCCTTACAATCGCTTACAATCGAAAACCACTCCCCCGATGATTCCGCAAGTCCCTGACTGACAACGACTTGCAACGATTGGCAGCGCTATTGACAGACTGGAATTGCATGTATACTCTTTTTCATGATGCGAGTGAATCAGAAAAAACCGAAAGCACCAGAAAAGGACCATCCCATGACTACAACCTTGTCCATTCGGATCGAGCGCTATGACGTGCGGGAAGATCACGTCAATGATGCCTGGACAATCCACACGGAGACCCTAGAGGGTGAAGATGCAAGAGTGGCGCAAGAGGACCCTGTTTCTTTCGCAAAAAACAGGGTTGGAGGCACGTTTCAAGAGGACCGATCTTGCTATTCCGAGGACCGAGTGGAGTTTATTGGTCGCGGGGGAATCCCCTGCGGTGCGCTTGTGTTTGAACGTTGAACGTGCCGCTCTAGCCTCGAAACCGTCCGAAACCGGGCGCCACCGTGCGCCCCCATTCTTTCCCAAAGGAAAACGATATGCAAAAAACCCATCCAAAAAACATCCCAGTCCTGAAGACTGGATGCAAAGCATACTATGACTCCCTGCGCGGACTTGTTCCTGTTGTCGTTCGGTCAGTTACTCGCCCGCCCGGTTCCGTTGGTCCAGAGTTTTTCTTTCAAAATGGAACGGGAGATTCCCGGGTGAGAGTTTCCGCCATGGTTAGTTCAGACGCCGCAGGCTATAGGAAAGGGGAAATTTTTTCATATGATTCTATTAAAATTGTGCCGCAAGATGCAGTGTATTGCCAGCAGCACCACCCGCGAATAGCGGCATACTCAGTAGCATTTGACGCGTAACCACCCGAAACCGGGGCGCCTCCGTGCGCCCCCCTCTTTCCCGAAAGGAAAAAACCCATGAAAAAAACGCACACAATCCCCCCCGGCCCCCGTGTCGTTCCCCAGGCGGAATATGAACGCCACGGCTTGGACCAGCCTCCGGCTTTGGCTTTCGCGGCATTCTCCGCCACTTTTGACAACCTGCGGAAAGCCTTGACCACCCCGCGCCCAAAGGTTTTCCGTTGCTCCTTTATCGATCTACAGGGGCGCCGTAGGAGCCTCGGCGACCATAGCGGGGCCCTCTTGGAAATCGCGAACAAAATGCAGACTGGGTCCTCCAATGAAGATGCCATTTTTGACCACGAAACCGGGCGGATTTTTGTCCATGTTTTTTCTACCCTCAGCGGAGAAAAACGTTTCCCCGTTGTCATGGAAGAAGTCAACGAATGCGGCGCCGATTTTCGCAACATGAACCCGCACCCCATCCCCTTGGCTTTGACTCCGGCGCCAACGTGCCCGAAACCGGCGCCGATTGTGCAAGAGATTCCCGAAGGGTGCGAGTGTCGCCCGCTATCGTTCTTTATCGGTTGGGTTGCCAAGGATTCTCGCGCTAAGGTGGAAAAAGCCCTTTCCAAGGAAGTCCCGCGCAATATTTGGACGCGCACAGGCTACGAACACAAGGGGACTCCCGATGAGCGCGCCAGCCTCGACATTTTCACGCCATCGGCCCATTTTAACGTCCCATTAAATACTGAGGTTGTACCATGAGCATGAAACTTACGCGAAAAGACCGCAAGCACCTAGAGTTTATCCTTGGCCGGGTGCAAGCGGCCAGGAAAGACCTAGACCGATTCGCCATAGCCGTGCCCAACTATGGGCCAGGGCCAAACATTCACACACTCGGGACGCTGGACAAAGACCGCCGCGCCGCCATCGGCAACAGTAAAGACCCCGAGCATTTGCAAATTGTTATGAAAGACCACACCTTATTGCTGTGCGGTCTGGAAGATGCTGAACAAGGGCTGATGCACGCCCTCTACGATCCACCAGAACGAAAGCACCAGGAGGCGCCGCAATGATCCGCTCCGCATCCCGCGCCCTCTTTATTGCACTCGGCTTTCGTCGTCCACCTCTGCCCCCAATCTACCGGCGGGCCGATTGGCGCACTCTGGCCAAGATGAATGCCCTCCTCTGCCAAGATCGCCGCCAATTTCCCACCCGTTACCATTGAAAGGATCAAAACCATGGAAACCAAGCACACTCCCGGCCCCTGGGCCGTTTCTGACAACGGCTTTTTTATCATGGCCGCCGATGGAAGCGCCAGCATCGTCGAAACCGGGCTTCACAAGGACGAAGAATATAAGCCGGGCGAGCCACGCGAAACCATGCGGTCCGTTTGCCTTGCGAATGCGGTATTGATTGCGGAAGCCCCCGCCCTTCTCGACTGCCTCCGTCGAGTCATGCGCCATATCCCTGCCGATGCTGGCGGCGCCAGTCTCGGGCACGACATGTATCTCGCCTCCGAAGCTATCGCCCGCGCAACTCGTTACCATTGACCCTCCGGCCAAAATCGAAAACACCCGAAACCGGGGCCAATGCGCCCCAAAGGATCCAACCATGTCCCGCCACGCCATCACCTCACAAAAAGCCCTCCGCGCTACATTCTGGCGCGAGAATCCGCAAGCCCTGATCCGCGAAGGCGGCAAACGGAAACCCCAAAACCGCTGCAAGACCGACACGCGCCAAGACTTTTGTGCTTGGCTTGACTCGGCGGCAAATTGCGGGCGCATCACGGGCCGCATGGTCCAGACGGCCACCCTCTGACCCAAGCGCCAACACTCCGAAACCACCCGAAACCGGGGCCACCCTGCGCCCCAAAG